CATCGAGTGTTTTATCCACTTCGTTTAAGTAATCGTTTAGTTTCTTCTCTTCCCAAACCTTGGCTAGCTTCTCTATCGCTGCCCAGATGCGCGGAATTGCCCCTAGGAACGCAAGCAATGATGTCATGGCATCTTACCCCTCAACTTCTGGTACAAGAACCGTATAACCGATGCTAGCGCTTGATATATTGCGTTAGACTTAACGGCTTGGATGCTCCCTAGCGCTTCACTTACGATAAATAAGATCCACGCCAAGGAAGCCCCAGTTGGTGAGGCAAAGAAGCTGATTGCGTTCTTGATTAGTTCTATTGCCTCCACCATAACACTATTCCTTCTTTGCTAACGCAGCTTCGAGCACGTCTGCAGCACCTAAGAGGCCCCCGCGGACAAAAGCAGCCGTCTCTTCTTTTGCTTCAGCTGGGAGCTGGTCAAGTCCGCCGATCGCTTTGGTGAGGCTACCGAATGCTTGAGCAGCGATCACAGGCAAGTCCTGTCCAGGCTGGAAACCATCAGCAAGGGCTACTTTAGCAGCCTTAACAATCTCAGCTAGCCCGTCCCAGAGCTCACTGAATTCCTTAGTCACTGCTACTTCTTTTTTTAATAATTCCATTTATTTATCTCCTGTTTAAAGTGTCATCTTTGACACAATTTCAACTTCCTACAGTTATGAGATACTAGAAGAATGAAGTACTTAATATTAATTATGTTGGCATTTGTTAAGATTTCGCAAGCCCAAGCTAGTCCTCTTTCGGATAGGATTGAGCAATACGAACAAGTCATTCAACAAAGCGAAACCTATGGGCACTTGATCCCAAGGTTTCAAAAGGCTTACATTAAAAACGTGAGCTCAATGGGAGAAGAAAGATCTCAACGAAAATACTTACAAATCCTTGAGAAAATAGCTGATTACATGGCTGAAGACATCCAAACTGAAAGGCTTGAGCGAGCAGGTAAAGCAGCTCTGATGTCTTGGGCTAACTGGCTCCCAACTCTTAGAGTTGAGCACCCTGACACCATGTCAGTCTATGCCCCTGTTAAAATCACTCCCCAGAAGGACTACTTTGCAAAGTAGTCTTCAACTCAAAATGGTTAGTGTCTCCCCAAGTGCGCCCCCATCGAAGCTTGTCTTTCATCTCTTGGGGGAGTTCTTCCCAAATCATCTCATAATATTCTTGGCGAAAAGTAGCTGTTCCAGGCGTCTCTAGAAAGAAAACGTCAATGGCCTCACTGCAAGGCCTACCATCTGGAAGGGTCTTATTATGCTTTGAATCGGGGTACTTCTTTTTAGATTTTCCAGTCCTAAAGCATTCATCCTGATCTTGCTTACCCCTATAGCCCCACGAGCAATGAGCCATCCAATCAATCTCTCTCATGTAATTAAAGATGTCTCTAAGCTTTGGATGACACCAAGCAAGCTTCTCTGCACAACTGGGGCAGGGCTGTTTTCCATAAACGTGTCTGCTCATTCCATGAGCCTCCCTGCCCCTTCAAGCGGATATGTTATCCTGGCTTGCTTAATAAAGTGTTCATGTTATTTCCAGGAATTGCAAGTGAAGCCCCTGAAGCGAGCTCCGCTGGATTAACTCCTGACATCACCTTACCTTGTGGGGCTTGAGCAGGGGGCTGATTACCTCCAGTTAAACGGTTTTTGTGTGAATCAATATGTCGCAAGTGAGCCTCTTGCACAATTTTTGGCATTTGTCTAAACGCAAACGATTGAGGAATTTTAATATGCTCATCCAAATGAGCAGCGTCGTCATCCTCTGGGCCTATTCCAATCATCTCACCTTTGTTAAGGCGCTCAATCTCCATCTGTGCAGCTTGCTTGTTGATCTTAATACTATCAAAAGCAGGGTCCACATTGGTTAAGCCAATCATCTCTAGGATTCGGTTAGGGTCTTTGATCACTCCAAGTTGAGCTAGATGCCCAACTCCCTCAATCCTGCCTGTAGCAGTCCAACCAAGAGGATTTGTGTCCTCTAAGTACATATCAAGAGGACTTGGCACCATTCCACCATGGAACAACTTAGAGCTTCCCCATCTGTCAATCTTAATGGCCCTTGGATCATCTTGAGGAATAAACTGAGCAGCTCTAGCCAGAATCTTTTTAGTGACTCTTAGAATGCCGTTATGAAATGCCTTAATGAATGGCAAATACTGGGACCTATCCTGCTCTAAAACAAGCTGTAGCGCCAAAGCAGTCCTTGCCGCTGAAGGTATTTCCCCGCGGCTAGCAGTAGTAATGCCAGTGACGCTTGATAGAGCATTCCTAACATCAGCCTTGTGCGCACTTAACTCACCAAAGTTAAAGCTAGGGGTTTCAAACCGAGGAGCTCCGCCAGCTTGCTTGTATCGTAATACCTCTCCAGGTCTATCAGACAGGCTTTGAACCGGTACTTGAGCCTCATGGCTGACAAGCACCCTTGGTCTAGCAATGAGGTTTCTGGCCTCAATGATCATAGAGGCAGCTTTGTTTAGCTGCTCTTGAAGATCCATCACCTGCTCTATTGTAGACATGCCGTAAAACTGCATCGGTGGGATATCAAACCCAAGGTATTCAGCTGGAAACTCGTTATCGTCGTAAGGGAAGTCAGAGGCCTTTAGGATATTCTTCCCAGTCCAACAAACATAAAGACCCTTTTCAAACCATGAGGTGGGCTTATGGTAATAATGGTTAACTAGGATTGCGTCTGGATCATTGTTACTGTTTACACCGTACCGAGTTTGAGTTCGGTACATGTTTGGAGATGGCGCGTCTCCAGCAATCGGTCCGTAAAGAGTCTCAATTGCAGAGCGAGACATGATCTCACTTCTTGCGTAATCATACATGTCATCAAATCTATCAATCCCCGGACGCACATTGTACTTAAATGGATCATCAACCTTTATCTTGAAGTCACCCTTAAAGTACTTCTTTGGCTCATCACTCTCTGATGAGTCCATTGACATTACACCACCTGCGTTTGCATCCCAATCAACAGAGATCCAAGCTGGGCCAAAGATAGCTGCATGCTTTACCCAGCTACCTAGTTTTTGCTCTAGCTCAAACTGTCTCCAAACATACTTGATAAACTGCTCTGATGTTTCAGCGTTGTTCCAGTCTTCCCAATCTGTAGAGTTAGAAAAAACCCTAGTAATTGGCATGTTTTGAATAAAGATTGAAACCATCCTCTGAAGGATATTGTTAGTGTGATTCTCTTTAAGCCTAACCCTATAGGGAGCTCCAGAGCTTGCAGAGTAATCCCTAACGTAGTGATTGCCTCTGTAGAAATCTAAATTCATGATCCATTGCTTGTCATACTGTTGGCCCCTTGCGGACTTCCAACCTTCAACAAGAGATGAAACTGCCCCAACTAACTCATCTCGATAGAGCTCTGGATTTTTTTGATACTTAAACCAAATGTCCTTGATGCTTTCTTGCTTCATAATCCCTCTATTCCATCAATTCCACGGTTTAATTGTTCATCATCAATCCGCCTCATGCGGAGCTCGTACTCTCTCACCATTGACTCATGCGAAACCTTAAGCAGCTCTATTGAGTCTTCAAGCTTTGAAATCTTATCTGATAAAGAGATATTAAATCCTTCAGCCTTTGCAGATACAGCCTCTTGAGTATTAACCAATGAGCCGATTGCAGCCTGGAGGCACTCTAGAGAGTCCTCAACCTTTGAAAGTCTAGACGATAGTCTGTGCTCCCTTAGCTCTAAAACCACTACCATGATGGCAACTGCTATTATTGCTTCCATTAATCCTCTAATGCTTTTAGCCGCTTATTCTTTTTGCTTCTTGCTCCAGTTGTAGCTGGAATTGTTCTTTGCACAAAGGATTCTAAAGTATCCATGCTGGCGTTAGGGTATTTTTTTAAAAAGTCAGCCATGCCCTGATATGTCTTAGCTTGCATCTGCGGACCAAATCGACGTGCAATCTGATTGCTAACCGCAGATATAGCAGCTCCTTTTGCAGCTCCAGCAAGAGGGTTTCCTCCTGATGCAACATCAGTCATTGCTCCAATTACTGCTCCAGCTTGTCCTGATTGATAGTCAGACATGGAGGCAACTCGATTTGCAAAATCGCCCATTGCTCTATTTGATGCTGTTTTTTCAAGCATGGATAAAGCGCCGTAATCCTTCTTTGCTCTAATAAACTGATCTCTAGCCTTCTCACCTAAAAGCTCAGACGCGGCATCTGCAGAGTCCTCAATTCCTGTTTTGAGTTTCGAGTATAGAGCGCGGTAAAACATTTCCTTATCTGGAATATCTTGGCCAGGAAGGCGCTTCCAATTGATCTCTTTTCCTACCGCTTCCTTAAGCTTTTGGGAGTCCTTAAGGCCAATTAGCCTCCCGCCAGTCTGCTCAAACTCTGAAATGAGCTCATTGAACAACTCACTTCTTCCGCTTGTTCCAGGAACTCCTGGAGCTCCCTTGAGCTCTTCTCTTAGAGCGCTTCCAATTGCCGATCTATCCACACCTGCTCTAGTTGCATACTGTCCAACCTTCTCTGTGAGAAGAGTAGGCGCTAGCGGAGAAGATCCAGGAGGGACTTGGCCCATGACCTTCACTGCGTCATCAATCTGATCAATCATTCCACCTAGAGCCCTGCCAGCTACTTCTTTTTCTTTTGCAGCTGCGTCAGCAAGTTCCTCATAGGTTTTTGGGTTTCCCTTGAGAAGGCCTCTTCTCATGGCAACTTCACCCATCTCTTCAATCCCACCTGGCCTTGCTGCAGCTTCTTGGACTTGGCGCTTGAAGGGGCCGAATGATTTAAAAGCCTTTTCTTTTGCTGCAGACTCTAAGTCGGCTGCCTTATTTGCCGCAGCTGCTCCAGACTTTCCAATCAATCCAGCTGCCCCACCTGTTAGAGCCCCAATGCCCCCACCAATGAGAGCTCCTGTAGCACGCTCTTTAAGTTGAAGCGGCGACACCTCTCCAGTGGTCTCTCCTGGATTCTGTAATGCTCCAATAGCCGCTCCAGAGAGAAAACCCTTTCCGGCTGCAGTAAGTGCACCCGCGCCCTTTGCGAGAGCTCCTGCGGGCATTACAGCCCCCTGAGCAAGGCCTCCAGCAATCTGAGCTCCCATAGCAGTAGCAGGAAACTCTTTGGCTTGAGCTTCTTGCCTAGCTACGTTCAAATCCCTAGCCTCTACATAAGAATCAGAAGGAACGTCCTGCCCTGTTAGCACGTTCATCACTGGAAACATGATTTGCTCTGCTCCAGCTTGTAACTGGGGGAGATACCCAGCGGTAAGACCCTTTGCCCCATGCTCAAGAGCGGTCATTGCTTGGGATTGCTTGGCTGATGAACCAAACTCCTGCTCTAGCCTATCAAGCTCTTCAAGCTCCGCTAGCTCCTGCTCTTGTTGTGGAGTCAGTTCCATATTACCGCCCGTATTTTTGTTTCAATTCGTTATATCTTTGAAGCTTTGCAGCTGCGTCATCAGCTGGCTGGGCTGGATTAGCCATGCCAGCTTCTCTTCTGTAATCAGTAGAAATCTTCCTGCCTCTTTCCGATAGAGCAGCTGCTCCTTTTGGGAAGGCCTGTTCCTTACGTTGAAGAGCATTAACAAAGTCATTTTTAAACCGTGACAGACTTTGAATCATCTCTGGCTCTGCAGAAGCTCTTGCTCTTGCTAGCTCTGAACGCATGCGCTGATATTCGCTTTCAGTTACCGCAGCCCCAGACCTAGCTTTTAAGAGTTGGTTTTCAAGATTTGCAATGGTGCTTTCTAGAGATCTCGCTCCACTTGAATAAGCTGTAACTCTTCCAAGTCCAGGAACAGACACTCCTGGAAGGTCTACGCTCTTTCCGTTTACAGTTTCAGTTTTTGGATCATACTGCTCTAGCTTAAATCCAGGCTTTCCAATGGCAGAAGCAATCTCCCCTTCAATATTCTCTATTGAAGCTCCCATGTTGTAGAGATCATCTGTGCTCTTTTCAAACTCTTTGACTTCTTTTTGTGTCTTGTCTTCTTGTTTACCCTTTTCCCTGAGCTCACCTTCAAGTTGTTTGTTAGTGAGTTGAGCCTCTTTCAATCCAAGTCCAGCGTTAGCTATTTGAAGCTGTTGAGCTAGTTGCTGCTCTTTTTGTTGCCTCATCAAATCAGACAACTGGTTCTTTTGCTTCATTCCAGCAATTGTAGTCAAAAGCTTGATATCAAGCGGGTCTTCAAGAGCTTTCATTCTCTTTTCGATTGCTGCGTTCTTTGCTCCAATCGCATTAGATGCAGCTTGAGCTCCTTGGGTTCCTCCCTTAAGGCCCTCTGCAGCTCCAGCAACTCCTCCAAGGAATAGATCAGCAATGCCCTCACCCAAAGAGTATTCCCTAGGCTTTGCTTTCCTCTCTCTTCTGGATTTTACAATTGCCTCTAGGTCGTCAATTCCCATCTGGCTTGTATCAAAATCTTCCATGGGTCCTCTATTCCTTAGCTCATCATTCTAGTGTTTGCGTAAGTGTTTCCGCCCCTAGGGCGTCTTCCATAACCAAACTCACTCACGTCTTGATCATTGCTTGGAAGCTCAAAGGCTTCTGACATGACTTGTTGCTTTTGGTCATCAAGTGATGAGGTATCAATTGCTTGCATTCCCCCACCTATGCTCTTGCCTGCAGCGCTTCCAGCTTGAGCTCCTTGGGGTCCACCAATAGCAGCCCCAAGAGCCGCCCCTCCAGCCTGGGTAAGGCCTGCAGCAACATTTCCATAAAACTTGAGTTGAGCTTGTTCAGCTTTGTCTTTAGCTGCAAGCGCTTGCCTAGATAGCTCAAGAGCAGACTCAACATCACCAATCTCTGCAGCCTGTCTTGCTTTAACTTTAAGGTTCTCAAACTCTCTAGTTGAGTCAGCAATTGATTGCTGCATAAGAGCCGATTGGTCAGCAAGTTGACGCCTTCTCTCACGCTCTGAAAGAGTAAATTGCTGCTTACCTTGAGCCATTGCTAGGCGTTGATTCTCTAGCTGAGTTCTTTGGCCTTCTCTAAACTGCTCTTGGTCTTGAGCAAGGCTTGCAGTTGCTCCAGCTAGCCTGTCTTGAATATCTTGTGCGCTTCCTACGTTTTGGAAGCCTCCAGTTAACCCCGCTTGAGCTTGCCTATTCATTACTCCAGCAACCCCTTGAGCTCCTTGCCGAGCTAATTGCAGTTGCTTTGCTGCATAGAGTGGATCTTGGCTTGCTGGGCCTTGATATACGTTTGCTTTCCTTTGAGCTAAATTCCCAAGCTCAGTATCATAAAAGCTAGTGTCAGTTGGGGCTCCTGACTCAGCCTCCATTGCTGCAATCCTTCTCTTTGTAGCCTCACTCTGTCCAGGGGCTTGGAGCTGATCAATTCCTTGAAGCTGAAGGTCCTTTTTTCTTTTCCTAGCCTCTTCAGCTTGCTTCTCGTATTCTCTTTGACGCTTTTCAGCTGATACAGCCGAGCCCTGTTGAGCAAGTGACATGCCGCCAGTTAGTGGCGCAGTCAATCCAGCAAGTAACCAACTTCCAAAATCATCAGCCATAAAGTCTCCCCTAGTAGATCAAAAAAGTGCACTCACCTGCGGTGTCTCGCTTGAGATAAAGCTTTGACGCATCGGAAGCCTTAGTAAACTCAATTCCTTTAATACTGTTAGGATATTTTAATACTGGAATAAGTCCAGTAGGTATCCTGCCCAAGTTGTGCTGAACAACCGTTTCAGAAGTATTTAGATAGGCAGTAATTTCCTGCATATCCATGTTGTCCTGAATACTGACTCTTTTTTGACTCCACTCAACAATCTGCCTCAAGAAGGTTCGAGTGTCAGTACTTCCAAAGTCGTAGAATCTCATAGGGCGTAATTCCCCCTGTTTCTAATGAGATCATAGGCTTGTTCAATACCCTGAAGATTGAAGTCTTGGTTTATCGTAGAATTAGAAAACTTATAGGAAATAGACCTAAACTTGCGCCTAGCAATTGCCACGTTCTTAGGTGTAGCAGAAGCGCCAAAGCCCCAAGTAAATGAGCCCCAAGCTAGATCGCCCCATAGGTCAGTTGATCCAGTGGCTACAGTCTGAAGGTCGCCATAGGTAGCTATCCAGTCATAAGCAGTTTGAACGTCAATGCTCACGCTAGATGCTAAGGCGTTAATAATGATTGATGGCTTGCTCACCTTCTTCACAATCGAGGGACTTCCAAGGTGAATAAAGTTAGTGGTGTAATATGCGCTGATAGCCTTAGATCCAATGATTGATATTGTCCCAGTGCCTTGAGACGTCAAATCAATGGCAGTTCCAAGGTCAGCATCAACAGCCGTTAATGCAATCTTGATCACTGTAGGTGAAATAGCGATTATGTAATAAACATTATTGGCAGTCAATCCCACTGGTACAGTTCCAGTGCTGCGAATCTTTACTGTGTCACCTGTTGTGTACTCTAGGCCTGTTGTAATAGTATTTGCGCCAACATCAACTGAGCTTGGTTCAATGAACTCATATTTGATGTCTTGATAATCTGAAGCAATGTTGTTTACTCGCTCACTGCCTGTAATGCCGTCATAAGTTCCAAACAAGAACCTATCGTCATCATAAAACATGCACTTTATGTCTATTCCACTTAACCTAAACCATCCAACTTGAGTCCCATTGTCTTCTCTTGTGTCAAAGATATAGGTTTTTCTCTCGTTTGATGGACCAAGAACAGCGTAATAAAAGCCTTCTTTTTTATGATGGATAGCAACAGCTGATTGTTTGCTGGATAGTGAATAAAGATTAATCTCGGGCTCAATTGGTTCACCTAGTCTAGTAGGTTCATTACCATTTGATGCATAAAAGCCTTGGCTAGATAGAAAGATCAGATAGGTTTTTGACGCCTCACCAATGATGACTGCGCTCTTAGGTGCTACACAACCAATCCCATTTGTCTCAATACGCCTAAAGCTAAAGCGATTGTTTCCTGTATCGTCTGGGCCTATCCCAACAAAGGCTGCAATCTTTGTGTCCTTAAGAACAAACAAAGACTCTCTAAAGCTGATGCAGGTTCTAATCTCATCCTCATCACCAACCCCAAAGCCATAGACAAAAGCCTCTTGAACAGCTTGTTCATCTGGCCATGAATGAGGATTTGTTACCTTAGAGCAGTAAACTCTATCATCTTTCCATCCAATTAATCGGCCATAGTGAGCAGTAATCCCAACAAGCCCAGTTGGAGCAGTCTTGTTGAGTGCAATTCCAAGCTCTGAATAAAGCTGATTTTGAGTGTCATTAATTGCCGCGGTAGCAATTACTTCTGAGCCAAGACCTGCCCAAGTATGAGTTGCAACAAGCCTAAAATTAACAGGAATTCCTGTATTCTTTGAGTATATCCTAACCGTATTTCCAGGCTGAATTCCAAACGGTCCAGCTGCGGCATAGATTGTAACGGATGCTGCAGAGCCAATGTTAACCAGTAGTGTAGAGCAAGCTGGGCTTTCTCCAAGCCCATTGTCTACCGTGTAAGTATAGTCAAACCCAGCTCCACCAACTCCAGCTGCAGGATTAGTTGGGCGCTCATAAATAGAGCTATCTCTAATTGCTGATCCATCAAAATACCTAAGCACATTTGTGCCATCCACAAAGAACAGCTTGTCATCAAGGACCGCGGTCCAAATGGTCGCTGGAGCTGCTATGGCTGGGCTAGGGCTTATTGTGCTGACTGCTCCAGTAAGAGAGGTTGAATACTGGAAAGAGCCTCCAGCAAAGCGATAGTAGTACTTAGTTGTTCCAAGCCTAGCGCTTCCAACATCATCTACTTGAGTTGAGCTAGTGTAGTCTTGGTCAAACATGATTGCAGCGCCCTTGCGCTTTGATGCAATCCCATCCCCACCCTGATAGACGTTCTCACAATCAATAGAAGAGCCATCAGGCACATCCGTTGGATTAACCTTAAGCTGCAAGCCATTGAAACGCTTTACGCGCCATTGTCTCCAGCTATAGGCCATAAATCCACTTATCCTGCACGTCTGTCATGGTCATTGTCTCTGCAGACTGATCTCTAAACTCAATTGTCTCTAGTAGGTTCTCTAGCTCTAGCTTGAATATTTCTAGGTTCTCTCTCCAGATGCCCTCACCTGATATTCTTAGGGCCTGGATTGATGCGTATTCTGCAACCAATTCATGGTAGGGAGAAGGAAGGCTTGGCTCATCTGTATCTGAGCTCATATCAGTGGCCATGGGGACAAACCACAACCGAACTGTAAACGCTTCTCTTGGAATAGGCCTTAAATGTATTTGGTTTCCTGCTATAAAGTAGGAAAAGTAGGGCGAGTAGCCTGGCCTAACAGGGAAGTAATCGTTTACATGGTCATTGTTTGAATTTGTCCGCTCAATCCTTCTCCAATCGTTATCGTTTGTTGAATTAACATCTCTATGCTCTACGCGGACAACCTTAAGCATGGTTGCGGGTAGGCTATAGCTTTGAGTCTCAGCTACAGAATCGAATAAACCGCCATTTAATGCGGTGCCTTTAACGATGAAATAATCCTCAAATCTTTGAGCAATCTTTCCATAGATAAAGCGGTGCGCCTGGTTCACAAACCCATTGAATTGAGCGTTAGACAGAAATCCTGTCGCTTGCTCATCAGATTTGACGCGCGCTGAGTCTCTAATCTGGCCTAAGTTCATGCCATCATCCCGTCAGACCCTTCACCGCGCATGCGCTTGAGAAGCCTGACTTCTTCTGGAGTGAGCATCATTTGAGTTAGATCTGTTCTCTTCTCTTGGTCTTCACCTTCTCCACCTGCCTCAATCTCAATCTCTGTCTCTGGGCCTTCTGCGCCTTCTTCCATCATCATTTCTTTTTTCATCTTAGCCATTGGGTCTTCTTCGCCCATCATGCCTTTGTGCATGCCAGACTTTTTGACGCTAATAGAAAAAGAAGGCTTCTCCTTCATCAGAGATGCTAGTGCTTTCTTCTTGAGTCCTGTTTTTGCCATCATAACTTTATGACCTTTCTTTTGTTTAAATTTAAAAAATCTCTATTGCTGCAAGTCTTGCGTTAAGAATTGCCATTGAAGTTGAACCACTTCCTGCGTCGATCTTTGCTTGGACTGTGTATGTAACCGCAGAGCTTCCAGGAACTCTATCGGTCATAATAATTGCCGAGGCTGGGACAGAAACTTGGCTAAATCCAACAGTAGCAGCTCCTCCAAACTTCCACTCTCCAATTGGGCTTCCATCCTTAAGCATTACAATTGAAGCCCTAGAAGTTAATCCAGCACCTTCAACAATGATCTCAGCCGCTCCAACGGCATCAGGTTCAAGCATTAAGATAAGAGCCCTGCCCCTTGGAGTGATGGTAACTGTGGCTGCAGTTGTATAACTTGTGTTTGTGGTTACATATCCGCCAGATGAAGCGCCCTGATTTGAGTTAGCTGATGAAAGCTTGGCAGGAGTGACATTTGCGTCAGCAATCTTTGCAGTAGTTACGTTTGAATCAGCTATCTTTGTAGTGGTGACTGCATTAGCTGCAATCTTGCCTTCTGTTACGTTTGAGTCCGCGATCTTTGTGGTGGTTACAGCGCTAGTAGCAATCTTACCTTCTGTGACATTTCCATCTGTAATCTTGATGGTTGTAACTGCATTAGTTGCAAGCTTGGACGTTCCAACTGCTCCGTCTAGAATCCCTGAACTTGGGATTTGTACCCCATTACCGGATGAATGATCATGGTCATCAATGGCATTAAATGAGTCTGAGATGCTTGTGGGGTAGTCTGTATCGTTAACAGATGGGACTGAAAGCCCCATGTTAGCTGTAGTAGTCGCCATGCTTTAAAGTCCTCTTTAACGCCGCGCCTATTGGTTAGCTGCGCTTCTAGTTTAGAATGATTTACTATAACTGTCTACTGCTCTAGAGCTCTAAAAACTTCTTCCATGTTAGTTTCTTTTTTATCATCAGAGCATTTAGTTGCCATAAACTGAAGCACTGCAACGGTCTTTTCCAAAAGAAACACTTTTTTTGAAATATCCGATAGAGAGTCAATTTTTTGATTCAAATGCTCTATGTCCTTCCTAAAATCCCTCATGGCATTCCAGGACTCATCAATCTTAATAGTCAGTGAGCGGATAAACCAAATGTTTAAGCTAAACAGAGCGG